TGTAAATAATAATACAGACCATTCCGATATTGCAATATTTCATGCAGGTGGTGGCACACCAAATAGAGGATTAAAGATAAGTACATTCTCTTCTACTAATTCAAATGCTGGTGTTGAACTTGATGCTCAACATTCAACAGGTTCTTTTAAATTTAGTACAGGCGGTACTGAAAGATTTAGAATATCATCAGCAGGACAATTAGGAATAGCTGGAACAAACTACGGAACAGACGGACAAATATTAACAAGCACAGGAGCAAGTAGTGCACCAGCATGGGAAGATATACCTTCAGAAATGGTTGTATCAAGCACTGCACCAAGCAGTCCATCCCAAGGGGATATGTGGTTTAATTCCTCAACATCAACAGTTAGTAGTATTGAGGACAAATCACCAGCTATTTATGACGGAACAAAGTGGGTACAGATGACCACAGGATTTTCTGCTACAGGTGGAACAGTCACAACATCTGGCAATTATACAGTTCATACATTTACATCTTCTGGAACATTTACTGCAACTGGAAGTGGTGAAGTAGAATATTTAGTTATTGCTGGTGGCGGTTCTGGTGGTGCTCAGCACGGCGGAGGTGGAGGAGCAGGTGGTTATAGAACCGCAACAGGTTTATCAGTTTCTACCGGGGCTTATACTGTCACAGTTGGTGCTGGTGGTGCTTCTGTAGCTGGTAATGCTAGTCCAAACAATGGTAATAGTGGAACTAATTCAGTATTTAGTAGTATCACATCTCTTGGTGGTGGTTGGGGTCAAGGTTGGACAACTGGCGGTACTTCTGCTGGTGGTTCTGGTGGTTCTGGAGGTGGTGCGTCACTAAATGGTTATGGTGGAGCTGGTACTTCTGGCCAAGGTTATGCTGGTGGTAGTTCAAATAGTTCGTCAACATTCCCTAACGGTGGTGGTGGCGGAGGTGGTTCATCTAGTGTAGGTGAAAATTCAACAAATTTAAGTAGAGCTGGTAATGGTGGTAGTGGTACTGCATCTAGTATAACTGGAAGTTCAGTCACACGTGCTGGTGGCGGTGGTGGTGGAAGTCACAGTCCACACGCAATAGGAACTGGAGGTTCAGGCGGTGGCGGAAACGGAGGACTGGGTAACGTTACCGGAGGCTCTGGTTTAGGAGTCGCTGGAACTGCCAACACTGGTTCAGGCGGAGGTGGTTCAGGCTCAAATACTTCTGCTTCTGGGACTGGCGGGTCAGGAATAGTTATAGTGAGGTATTTAACATGAGCCATTTTGCAAAAGTAAAAGATAATATTGTAATAGATGTAATAGTAGCTGAAGCCGAGTTCTTCGATACATTTGTCGACACATCACCCGGTGAGTGGATTCAAACTTCATATAACACTATAGGTGGAGAACATCTATTGGGTGGAACACCTTTAAGAAAAAACTATGCTGGTATAGGATTTACCTATGATGCTACAAAAGATGCATTTATTCCACCACAAGAATTTGATTCTTGGACACTAAACGAAAGCACTTGCTTATGGGAACCACCATCTGCGTATCCAAATGATGGCAAGATGTATAAATGGAACGAAACAACAACAGCATGGGATGAAATAACATAATATGGCAGTAATTGGAAGAATAAACTCTTATAAATAGAATATAATAGGAATAAACAATGGCGAAACCAACATCAAAAGAAACGTTTAAAGATTACTGCTTAAGAAGTTTAGGTGCGCCAGTAATTGAGATAAACATTGACGATGACCAATTAGATGATAGAGTAGATGAAGCTTTACAGTTTTATCAACATTATCATGCTGATTCAATTGAAAAATTTTATTTAAAACATAAAGTCACAAACTCAGAATTAACTACTGCAGCTGCATCAAATGGTACATTTGTAAAAGGAGAAATTATTACAGGCGGAACATCTGGCGCTAAAGCAGTTATTGAATCAGTTACGAGCACTACTAAGTTAAGGTATAACGGATTAGAAGATTCAAATGTTGCTTTTGCTGTAGGTGATGTAATTACTGGTGAGACGTCTGGTGCTACAGGAACAATAGCTTCAAGTGGTATATCTAAAGGCGATATCGAAAATGGTTATTTACCTTTAAATGATTTAATTACAGAAGTCGTAAAAGTTATGCCTATAAGAGATACTGCAGCTTCAACTGATATGTTTGATATAAGATATCAAATACATTTAAATGATATACATTCAGTCGGCTTTATGGGTAATTTAACTGAATATGTAATGTCTAGACAATTTTTATCTTTATTAGATGTTGTCGTAGATTCAGATGATAAACATATAAACTTTGATAGACATAAAAATAGACTAGATATCTTTATGGATTGGAGCGAAGAAGTAAATAAAGATGATTATTTAGTAATAGAGTGTTATAGAGTTATCGACCCTGATACATACACTGATGTATATAATGATTATTTTTTAAAGAGATATGCAACAGCATTAATTAAAAGACAATGGGGAACAAACTTATTAAAGTTTGAAGGAATGGTAATGCCAGGTGGCGTGACATTTAATGGACGTCAATTATTTGATGATGCAAATGAAGAAATTACAAGATTAGAGGAAGAAGCTAGATTGAACTGGGAACAGCCAGTCGACTTCATGACAGGATAAATCATGCCGAGAAACGTATACTTTTCTCAGGCCGTAAAATCTGAACAGAATCTTTACGAAGACCTGATAATAGAATCACTAGGAATATATGGACAAGATGTCTATTACATTCCACGTACTATAGTAAATCGAGATAGTGTTTTAAACGAAGACCCTGCTTCTACATTTGATGATGCTTTCCTTATGGAAATGTTTATCGAAAATACTGAAGGCTTTGAAGGTGAAGGAGATTTATATTCTAAATTTGGTTTATCAATAAAAGACACTGCAACATTTATAGTATCAAGAAGAAGATGGGACGATAGAGTTGGTCCTTTCTCATCACAGGTAGTAAATCCTAAACCTGCAGAAGGTGATTTAGTATTTTTACCTATGACAAATTCATTCTTTGAAATTAATTTTGTAGAAGATGAACAACCATTTTATCAATTATCTAATTTACCAGTTTATAAACTAGAATGTTCATTATTTGAATACAATGATGAAGACTTTGAGACTGGTGTTGATAGTATAGATACAGCAACAGCAAAAGCAGCATATCAATTACCAATTGATGTCACTATATCAGGTGGTAATCATTTTGAAGTTGGAGAAATAGTAGAACAAACACTTACTCCAGCATCTGGTAGCACGGCAGCTGTAAAAGTATTTGGTGAAGTACAGCAAAGAACAAAACCATCTGATATATTAAGTAAATTATGGATATCTAATATAGGAACTAGTGGTTCAACAGATGCAAAAGATTTCACAGTAGGTGGAACATTAACTGGACTTACATCTACATATACAGGTACTATTGCTACTATATATAGCGATTTAACAAATACAACTGGAACATCATGGGCTGCAGATGAAGAATCTCAAAACATTGATTTTGAATTAGATGCTGATGGATTTATTGACTTTTCAGAAGCTAATCCATTTGGCGACCCATCGGAGACTTACTAATGTTTGGTGACCATTTTTATCACGCAACAATGAGAAAATCAGTGGCTGTTTTTGGTACACTTTTTAATAATATCTTTGTTGTAAGGAAAAAAGCAGATGGAAGTACTATTAACCAAATAAGAGTACCATTAGCTTATGGACCTAAAGAAAAATATTTGGCTAGGCTAGATTCTGCTACTGGATTTGATGCTCAAATGTCTATTAAACTACCAAGAATGGCATTTGAAATGTCTGGTTTAACTTTAGACCAAACACAAAAACTTGCAAAAAGAAATACTATATCAGAGACTCATGGTTCAGATATTACTAAAAAGAAAACTATAAAGCATTATACTGCATATGATATTGGTATGTCATTATATATAATGGCAAAAAACCAAGATGATGGACTACAAATAGTAGAACAAATATTACCATACTTTCAACCAGAATATAATGTGACTATAAAGCCAGTTGATGGTTTTGATTACAAACAAGATGTTTCTGTAGTGCTGGGTTCAGTAGCTATTGATGACCAATATGAAGGTGATTTTACAGAAAGAAGAGTATTAGTATATCAATTAGACTTTAATATGAAAATGAAGTTCTTTGGTCCTACTGGAGATTCTAAAATTATACGTGAAGTTAATCTTGATTTCCATGAGAAAGATAATCCAGCTAGAATGTTTGAAGAAATGGACTTTACTATAGGTAATACAGATACAGAATCAAGTTTCACTGTGACTACAACAAAAACTGAAGGCGGATAATGGATAAAAAAGAAAAAATGCTAGCAAGTCTAGAAAAAAATCTGCCAGAAATAAAACAGAATAGACCTATAAAAATAGACAAAGATGTAAAAGATGATTATGAGTTTTCTCGTAAAACATATAAAGACTTAATATATACTGGTACTCGTTCAATGGATGTACTTGCTGAATTAGCAAGAGAATCAGAGCATCCAAGAGCATTTGAAGTACTTGCGCAAACAATAAAAAATATCGGTGATACTACTGAAAAGCTTATGTCTTTACAAAAGAAAAAGAAAGACTTAACAGCTGATGAAACTGAAAAACAAAAAAACGTGACGAATAATAATATGTTTGTAGGTAGTACAACAGACTTACAAAGACTTTTATTAGATAGAGATAATGTGATTGATGCAAAAGTTAAAGAATAATGAGTTTGGTTATCTAGGCAATCCGTC